TAGTTCAAGTGTTGATAGGGATGTTCTATTTTCAACTACTTCTTGTTTCTTAGCATCAAGTATTTCTTTCGTATTCTTTTTCAGTTCATCAAGATGTTTCTTGTGAAGTTCAATCTTATCTTTAGTATTGTCAATTTGAATCTTGAGTTGCGCTGCTTCATCTTTGAGTGTGTGTAGTTTATTCTTGACAACCACATTCATCGCTGAAAATATTTGAATGTCAAGCAGGTCTTCAATCACGGTTCTTCTGTCATACGCAGACAACTGCATGAATGGAGTAAAGTTAGTTGATCCTAGAATAACTATTTGCGTGAATGATTTGTAGTTCATCTTGAGAACGTTTTTCTCAAGAAAATCTTGATAGTCTTTGGCTTTAGCATCCTGGTTTAAAAGAATACCATCAGCATAAATCTCAAACAAATTTGGTTTGATACCACGAACAACTTTATATTCGGTCTTGCTTACTTTAAACTCAATCTCTACAACACAATCTTTTTCATTGATTGAGTTAACAAGTTGTGGTTTATTGATATTGCGAAACGGCTTACCGAACAATGAGAATGTGATGGCGTCCAGGAATGTTGACTTACCAGCACCATTCTCACCTATGATCAACGTTGTTGGATGACCACTAAGATCAATCTCAGTGAAAACATTTCCTGTTGAAAGAAAGTTTTTATATCTTACAAATTTAAATAGAATCACGCAGACTCCATAGACAATGCTTCATTGTACACATCGCGCAACACAGTCTTTATTCTATCTGATTCTACTGGCAAAGTCAAGCCATCCACGTATTTGTTTAGGATTGTCATTGTATCTTCAGCCTGATCAATATCAACGTTGACATTTTCAGTGATCTCAGAGAAGTCTTCAACAACAGAAACTTCAAGTGGTGTTGCTTTAGCGATATGATCTAACAGCGTGTCAAATAAAAAACTGTCGCCTCTCTTCTCTACAACAATCTTAACATACTTGTTAGTTAGATGAGAATAGTCAGCATTGACAATATCATTGTAAAACATTCCATCTTCATTGTATTGAATGCGATAGAACATTTGATATGGGTTTTTGATGAACGTTAGTTCACGAGTTTCAGTATCAAGAATATGAAACCCACGATCATCATTGTAGTCAGCCCAAGTCATTTCTCCAGGAGTGCCGACATATACAATGCTGCCATTGTTACTCTTGTGATGAAAGTGACCTGACAAAACAAGATCATACTTGTTTAGTACACTGGCATCCATACCTTCGTGACAAATATTGCCACGATCCATCTCAAAGCCAGCGAGTTCAAAATGACCTAAACAAATTTGATTGCTACTTTCTTTTATAAAAGATAAAACCTCAGCCTCATTGTCACGGCAGATCCAAGGAATGATGTCAATACCATTCCAGGAAGTCGGCGAATCGTATATTGCGATATTATTGTAATCTTTGAGTAGAAGATTCGGCGAGTTAAGTTCTAGAGTATTCCTAAAAGTAATATCATGATTGCCAAGAAGAGTATGAAGATTAATATTGTTCCTAGCAATTTCATCAAAAAAGTAAGAACGGCAAAGAGAAAGTGAATAAAAAGATATGTACTTGCGGCGATCAAAAAGATCGCCAAGCTGAAAAATAGTATTAATTCCATGTTCTTTTAGGTACGGGAAGAATATATCATTGTAAAATTTACGATAGTGGTTGTGAAAGGCAATGCTGTCGCCTCTCATGCCGAAGTGAGTATCGCCAAGTATTGCTATCTTCATTATTCACCCGCAAAGTTATCTATCCCAGTTTTTTTGACTTTCTTTTTCTTTCTCGCGTTTTCGTAGTTTTCGATAAACTCTGAGATGTTTTCATAGAGTTCGAACTGTCTAAAAGTACCATCTTCATTCTCATTGAGTTCAAACTCGTCGAGTATTCCAGCAGTTTCAGTTGATTTATATTTAACATAGAGTTGCTTCTTCTCCTTTTGAATACGACGTAAGAATGCATAATATACTATTTGCGTGAAATAAGCAAATGGATTGCTAGATTTACCTGGATCAAAATTGTCAACATACATCACACAGTTTTCAATAGCATCGGCGATCATCTCATCGCGGAAAGTATATGACAAAAAGTTTGGTTTGTGTGAAAGGTTCTCAGCAATCTTCATAAAACATTCAGCGACATAGCGAGGGATCTGCGGTTTTGGTTCGCCTGCTCTTTTCGCTTTACGAATAGATGTTCTATACTTGATCATCTCCTTGAGAAAATCTTTGTTATTGATATAGTGATTCTTTGCCATATTAGTGTACTGGTTTGTCCTTTTTGTTTGCCATTGCCTCAAGAATAGAAACAACCTTTTCTTTTGTTTCTTCTAGTGGTTTTTTCTTTTTGATATTTGACTCTCTAATTTTTGCTTGGTTGTTATAGAAGAAGTCAGCAACGTATTCATATTGCTCATAAAACTCTTCACGAACAGGTGTCGTGAACAATACTTCCTCATTGTAAAACTCTATCTCTTTTAGTTCGATTACTGATTGCGGAAGATATTCTTGTAATGAGAGTATCTGTCTGCCTTCATCAAAAATAGTTTCTACTTCTATTCGTAATGGCGTTTCAACTATAACGCAATCTTCTTTATACGATACATATCCAATCAAGTCTTCAGGGATAGAACGTAAGCGAATAAACTTTAGTTCGCCTTTTCTTTTATATTCTACTACATCTTCTGACATTAGTTTATCCTTACGTTGTTAGATGTAAACGGGAATTTTTCTTCGCTGTATATTTTCACTCTTTCCTCATAATGTTTTAACGTAAAATTTGTGTATGGACCGTATCTTAGATCATCAGCAATATCATACAGAGTTGCTTCTTCTTTGTTCTCACCTAATCTTAACACGCGACCAATAGACTGTAACGAACGTATCTTACTCTTTGTTGGAGAAGAGAATATAATATTATGTAGGTTGCGGATGTTAACTCCTGTTGAAAAAGTACCATAACTCGCAACAATAATTGCATCATTCTCTAGTTCGGTGATATGCCTGATTGCCTCGCGATCTTCAGCCTCAGTGCCACCAAATACAAAAAACACTTTACGATTGTCTACTGCTTTTAACAATATATCGTATAGTATTTTACCGTGTTTCTCGACGTAAGTAAATAAAATTAGTGTATTGCCTTTTAGATTAAGTGCCAGATCAGTAATGAATTTATTGCGCCCTTCATGCTGCGTCAAAAAATTCATCTCATCAGGATATGTAAATCCTTTTACTGCCTTGCATACAACTTCAGGATACTTCAGCACAATACATTTAATGTTAAAGTTTGCTAGTTGTTTTCTTTCAATCAATTCCTTTGTACTGATGACCTTAAATACTGGACCAAACAATCCTTCAAGAACCAGTTTGTTTACCTTGCTATCATCAAGAGTTCCTGTAGTGCCTATGCGCACATCACAATTAATTAACTTCGTCATGATAGCAGTGAGAGATTTGGCTTTAAACGTATGTGCTTCGTCGCCAATGATAAAATCAAACTGCGTAAAATATTTCTTCGGCATGTCATAGATACTTTGCCAAGTAGAAATAATTAAATCCGAGTCAGGGATTTTGCTTTCGCCACCGTAAATTTTTTGACAATACTTTTCTACATCCCAGCCGTTATTGCTGGAATAATTTTTAAAATCAGAGTGCATCTGTGTCACAAGATTGATTGTGGGGACAATCAGTAGACCTCGCTTCTTGCCATCATTCAACAGATGGCGAATCATCATATAGATGATTAATGATTTGCCTGATGCGGTTGGTGAAACGAGTACAGTTCTTTTCTTTGTAAGTCCGACGCTAGAAGCGATATACTGATAATCTCTCGGCTCCATCGGAAGCGATAAAGCATTTGCGAGATTCTTCGTGTCAATCGGGTAGACTTCCGTGTCTTCATCTATAACCTCAAACGTATAGTTATTATTCTTACAGAACGTCTTTATATAGCCAATTAATCCCGTATAAATTTGCCGAGTGCGTAGGTTGAGCAGACGTATCTTCCCGTCCCAGTGTCGATTACGAAACGCTGGACTGAACTGATACCCAGGAGTCGAGAACGTAAAGAACTCAGACATCTCTTGAAGTATTGAATCTTCGGCATGAACTTGCACATAGATGTTATCAATCTTTTCAATCGCGACGTGTCCAATCATTTAAAACCTTTTCTTCGCGAAATTTCAATTTTACATCTCCAACGCAAATCGTCATCTTTTATATGCATTGAAGCCCATTTTAAATAATGGTCTGGTAAATCTTTGATGTACCAATCTTTGTATTTGCCATATGGTATTCTTGATAAAAAAATTTCATCTCTTATTTCTTTCAAAACGTCCATTATCTAACACCTTGAATGAACTTCTCCCAGCCCATGTATTCTTTTAATTGCCAAGTGCGATTGTTCAATTCTTTCATCACGTTAGTACAGAAACTTGCTGCTTCTTCATGATATGTTTTCTTGCGCTTGAGTTTAGTCAGGTCATCATCACCGTCAAGATACACAGAGATATCTGACTTCAATGTAAAACGAAACGGTTCCCAACCAAGTTTATCTAATTCTTCTTGATCAAGTTTGCCGTTATAATACATCCATTTTAATTTTTTCAACCTATCAATTTCAAATGCAGTTCTCTTGGCTGCAATATTATGCAGCGATAGGTACTTGTTGTATTTGTTGTGAAGCAAAGGAATGCGAAGTATCTCTTTGCCAGGTTCCGTAGTATCTACTTCGGAATCCTTTTCCCACTGTTGCATTATTTCTTCAAAAGGAATAGTCTGCATAAAAATAAAATGAAGTTGCACATATGCATTAGTATAAGGTATTTCAGTGTAAAAAGAAACTCTTGCAAGAGTTTACTATTGAATATTTCACCAGTATAATAGACTATGTCTGGTTTGAATGGGTCACTCAAATCTTCTCATAGTTATAGTAAGAGAAGCGAAATGTCGCATCAGCCACTACAATATTTTCTGAAGAGTCGCCTGTATTAAAGATTAGAGAGCCGAGCGTTGTGGGGAAAACGTCAAACATTTTGATACGAACGTTTGGATTATTCTTGTTCGTATAAATTGTTAAAAATGCGTCAGTGTATGCATAAGGCAATCCTACTGTTGTGCGATTATAGATTGGTGCGCCGCTATTATTTTGTAGCGTCAAGTATTCTTCATACTCAGTTGGAAATGTGATGCCGCGAATCCAATCATGAATCTCTAGCCATCCGCGCAAATCCTCATCAACTAAAAACGTGACATTAAACGTATCGTAGACTACCTTTTCGCCTGGATGATAGAGTTCAACGAAAGGTGTTGCTCTAGGAATTTCAGTGAGCGATATTCCAGGAAGATTAGCAGATGTGCAAAAATAAGTCAATCCTGGCAGTCTGCTAAATGTAACTCGAAATTTAGTAGACTGGAGTAGATCTATATTCGTAGGATTGCGCGTTAGTGATGTCATCGTTGAGTTTCCGCAAGTCTATTCATTATATTTATGAAATAAAAAAGGGGGAGTCTTTCGACTCCCCCCAGTTCACGTTGCCTTATAGTTATTATTATTAGGCAATTATTGGTTGATGTTCAACACTGCAAACTTACGGTAGTAGACGTTTGTATTTGTCGTCAATGCACCGTTGAGTGAAGTGTTTGTACCACCAGCGAATGGATTTGAGACCATGCCGTAGCGAGTCTTGAATCCAACTTTTGGCTGATAGTTGTCTGGATCAACTGCACGTACCATCTGTAGTGGGACGTATGGGCAGTAGAACAAGCCAGCATCATATGGTGATGAACCCTTGTATCCAACTACGACATAGTCTGAGTTTGATACTGAGTATGGGTCAACATAAACTTTGATACGTCCGAAGAGTGTACCAGCGAATGTGTTGCCTGTGTCATCAACTGTTAGGTTGGTGTTGTTGCTGAGTGCTGAGTTGTAGTCAAGAAGACCTGTCATTGCAAGAGCTGATGCGACATCGGTTGAAACGATGAGCAAGTTACCCTTACCGCGACGTGTGTCCTTGGCAATCTTATTGCTTGCGCGTTCGATTGCGAATAGGAGGCTCTTGTACTTTTCAACCTGCCAGCGACCTGATGTACCACCTGCTGCAACGTTTGCTGATAGATCGAACACTGATGTTGAAGCGCCGAGGATACCAACGTTTGCTGTTGCATAGACTGTACGAACAACTTCGCGGTTGATTTCTGCAAGAATTTCTGTTGACAAAATGTTTGTCAATTCTGTTTCTGCGTCGAGACCGTGAATTGCCTTGAGGTCTTGTGCAAGTTCCATTGTGTAGGATGCTTGTAGACCACGTGTCTTGGCTGTGACAGATACACGCTCAATTGAGAACGCCATATTTGCCATGTTTAGTGTTTCGAAGTATGCGGTTGATCCGCCCATACCAGTATTTGCCATGGTCATTGCAGCAACGTTCTGGCTGAGTGATACGATTGCGTTTGCAACTGTACCGTCAGAAGCAGTGCTGACATTACCTGAGAATACTGTATTTGCTTCGTTGTAGAAGGCTTCTTCTGAGCTGCCTGGCGTTGAATACTTGCTGCGCATTGCGAAGATAAGTCCTGTTGGACCTGTCATTGGCTGCACGCCGCAGATGTCATATGCCATTAGGTTTGGAAGAGCACGACGGACCAATCCGATTAGGATTGGGTCGAAGCCTTGGATGTTGCCTGATGATGGTGATGTAGGAGCAACGTTGATTGGTGTTGCTTCCCACAAGCGTCCCATATTGGCAGCTTCTTCTTGAAGAGCACGCTCTTGGTTCTCGAGAACTAATGCGGTTACGGCACGCTTGTATGTGTCAGTAATCTTTGGGAGTTCTGGGTGATCAAGAACAGGTGCCCACTTTTTTGCATGTGTTTCGTTAAGATACATAGTTTATACCCCTGTTATTTTGGTAAAGTTTTTGAAATTGCTTTCACATAATGTGACATATACGAAGGAACATCTACTTCTGGTTGTGGCTCGGACGTCTCCTCGGCAACCGTTACCTCACTCTTCACTTTATTTGTTGGGAAGTAGTTCTCGCGTAGCACTGCGAGTTTGCTATTAAACTCACCCTCTGTGGTGAACTCCACGCCCTCTGCGAGCGATTTCATTTTCTCGATTTGTACTTCGGTTAAACCTTCACAAACCTTGCGAATTGCTTCGTGTTTCTTTGCAACATTCAACTCTTCGGCAAGAGCTGCTTTTTCTTTTGCTACTGCTTCTGCTTGTTCTTCTAGATCAACGACGCGAGCAGCAAGTTCTTCGGCTACATCTACCTTCTCATCTGGAATTTCGATGTAGTGTTCTGCAAATAGATTCTTTAGACCATTGATGAAGTCATCTGTAAGTTCTGCGCGAAGACCTGCTTCGATACCAACTTGATTTTGCTCCATCCATTGCTCAACGACATAGTTGAGATACTCATCAACTTTTTCGGAGAGTTCTGTCTTAATTCCTTCAACGGCTTCTGTGAGCACGCTGTCATTGTCAGCAACAATGTCTTCAACAATTCTTTCAACACGTGATTGAACAGCTGCTTCGAAAATGGTTGTTGCTTTTGTGCGGAATTCTTCGGAGAGTGATTCGCCATTAAATAGCGCATCAACATCTTCCTTCATTGAACCCTTGTGCTTGGCAACCATATCCTTCATCATTGTTTTCTTGGCTTCTGCGATTTCTTCTTCGCTGAGTTCTGCTTCTTCTTCGACAACTTCTTCTGAAGATTCTGCTTCGACAACGACTTCTTCTTCAGAAGCCTCTGTTTCTTCTGCAGCCATTTTCTTCAATGGTTCAGCTGGTGCGCCTTCTTTGCCTGGCTTTGGTGCTTCTTTGACACCAGCGGCAGCTTTCTTACCAATATCACCGCCGTCTGGCTGTGTTTCGGTTGCACCACCGAGGTCGTCTTCAGCACCTGGAAGTTTCTTTGTTGGGTCTTTGGCGGCTGAAGCAACGGAAGCACGTAGAATTTCAGCAGCAGATTCAGATAGTGACTTTGTCATTTGTTAACTCCTAAAGAAGTAATATTATTTATAAATTTTAAAGTTTTGACAAAAAATTCTCAAAGATCTTCAATGAGATTTCGTCAATTTGTTTTTGCTTTGCGGTCTTGATTTGTTTGTAATATTCGTTAATGTCAATTTCCTTGACTTTACCGTTATCCCAAACCCACTCTTTACCTTCCATAATACCTTGAACGAAAGCACCTGGAGCGGACGGATCCGCTACGATATCTGCCGCTGTGGCTAGATAATAGTCGTCTTGAACAACATTAGTGCCATTGACTTCCTTAAGAGAGCCCATGCCACGTGATGATACACCAAGAGTAGCGCCACCTTCCATTAAGGATTTGGCAATTTTACCCATTGGTGTTTCAAGAATTTTTGCTTTACCGATCCACTGATTACCCTCTTGCTTGAGTCCAGTAATCAAGTGAGAAACACGGTCTAGATTGATTGATGGTGAATCAGGATGTCCTAGTTCGCCGAATGCGCGGTTCTTCATTACATATTCTTCATTGTAACGATCTACTTCGCGCTTCATTGTACCGACTGGATATACACGACCATTCTTATTCTTCATTTCTGCGACAAGAAATGGACCTTGAATGTACAATGTCTTTACACCAGCTTTTTCTTCGGTGATGACTTTTACATCATGAATTGATTCAGTAATTAGTTTCATTTTACTTTAATCCTATTGACTTTCTTCTACGAAGAGATCTTCTTCTTTTAATTAATGCTCTTGCTGCTTTTGCTTTGCGTTTAATTTTTGCTTTGCGTTGAGCAACACGGCGACGCATTCTTTCAGCTGAAGACATACGCTTTAGTTTACCACCACGAATTGTATATCCTTTAACTGCAGAAACAACTTTACGACGCTGCACTTTACCACCACGGATACGTGCTTTAATAAGTTTCTTGCGCCCCATTTTTTGGACGTTTGCTTCAGCAATAATTTGTCTAACAACTTCTGATACTAAACTCATTTGTTTATTGAAAAATTAACTTTGCTTAATGCGAAATGCGCTGCTTTCTCAAATCCTTTTGAATGAGTAAGCATATCAGCATATTTCTTTTTATTCTCGTCATTAAGTGCATCGTACACCATATGAATGGCTTTTGCTGCACCATGACTGACTTTTAATTTTGATCCATCAGAAAACTTCATGTGTTTTGCTGTAGACTTCGGTTGTTCTTGCGTAGCATATGAAACAACTTGATCAATATTTTCCATGATGTCATCGGATTCAACTTCTTCGCCTTGCATTCCTGGAGGTGATTGATAAAATCCTGCTGAGTCATATGGAATTGTGAAAGACAAACCAAGTCTTTCATTATTGTACAATGCAACTCTTTTTCCATCAGGGAATACGCGAATTGCTCTGCGCTTTAAAATCAACATCATTGGAGGATCAGTTGCCATTGCGACTCTTTCAGAAATATATTCGTCGCGAGTAACTTCGTATCCGTTTTGTAAATTGCGTACTAGTGCTTGTACAGATTGTTTAGATCCATATGCTGTACTTGCAAGTGCATTATTATAACGTGATAACACATCACGATGTAGTTTTGATACCTTACCGATATCGCCTACACGTGATTGTGCTTTCATTGCTGCTTTAAGCAATGGTAGATCTTTCGCAGGAAGTAATCCTTTGCGAACTAATCTAATAATGTCAGCGTTATTACTAGGCTGACTCTGTTGAACTTGCTGACTCTGTTGAGGTTTCTGTGGCATCGTTTGTGCCTCCGTCAACTTCTGTCGCAGCTTCTGTAGATTCATCAGATGGTACTTCTTCTTGTGGATTTAATAAATTAGATGCAACTTCAACTTTTTTAAGTTCAAGCGCATCAGATACTTTTTGTGCCATTGTCGTATCAAAAGCAGCCATAACTGCATCACGATCACCAGCAATAGCAGCATTCACTAATTCTATAGTATTCATAAGATCTCCAATTATTTAGCAATTACACTGTTAAACGCAGCGTTAATATCTTGATTCGCAGTTGGTGCTGCAGGCGCTGCGATGCCAGGTAATACTGGTGCACCAACAGGTCCAACTCCTGGATCTTCAGCTTGTTCTTGCTCAAGTTCTTCAAGCATTTTCTCGTCTTCTTCCTCGTCAAGCTGAAGAACATTTTTCTTGACCCATGCTTTGGAGAAATAAGTTCCAACATATGGATCAACAAGTGCCATCAATTGTAGTCTGTTTTGTAACAATTCAGCATCCTTGAGTTCTGCAAAATTGTTATCTTCGAGGAAGTCGTAGTGAATCTTTTCTTTTAATTCTTTCCATTCATCAACGGAACAAATACCTTTGAGAGATAGTTGACGCTCCATCAATTCATCAAACAAAATACTAAATTTAGAACGAAGTCTTTCAACAAACTTCATAAATTTTAATTCGTCGCGTGTAATTTCTGATGCGCGACCTAATGAAAATCCATTTGTAGTCTCAAGTCTTGAAACTGGAACGTTCAATGACTTATATAACTTTTGTTCGAAGTAACGAACGTCAGCCAACTCACCAAGATTTTGACCAGCTGGCAATGTGGTAATTTCTGTAGACTTGCCTTCACCACGACGTGGAATCCAGAAATCTTCCATCATTGACATAAACTTACGATCGTCTTTGACTTCACCTGTAGTGCTGTCATAAACAACTTTGTTTCTGAACTTTGTCATAATGTCACGAAGATATTGCTCTGCTTTGATCTTCGGCATATTACCAACGTCAATGTAGAACACACGACGTTCTGGTGCACGCGATAAACGATAGATAACAACAGCATCTTCAACCATACGCAATTGATTTAATGGTTTAATTGCTTTATGCAAA